GGTGCAATACTGCCACTAGCTTTTTGTCCTGGATAAGATGATGTAATAGATGGTTGTGCTTCTAACTCTTCTTTGTGATATAAGTATTCACTATCTTCACTATGAGTTGCACCGGTCATTAATCTACCACTTGCATCTTTATGTGTAGGCCCTTCGTATAGTTTACCATCTGCTGTATAGTGTGGTACACCTGCCTTAGTTTCAGTTAATAAACCTAAAGTCCTTAACTTATTCCTACTCCAACCTAATGCTGCTTTACCACCCCAGGCCATATACATAAGATATCCACAACCATCGGTAAATGATTTTGATGTTTCTAAATCACCTTCGTGTCTACTTAAAAATGAATACATTCTCTTTATAGTTTCAACTGAAATAGGTTCACCTTTTGCTAATTGATTTGCTCTTTGTTTTCCAACAGGAGTTCCACAACTACCCCATCCATTATCATTTGCATATTTCAATGCTGCTTTAGCATTTGATTTAACACCATCTGGATAGTCCGAATAACTTTCCATTTCTATTCTTTGACCTTTACCGTATCTCTTATCTTTTCTAATGATTGCTTTCAATGTAGATAAAAATACTTCTGCTTCTTGCTCTGTAAAATCTTCAATATCTTTTAATAGAATATCTTCTTTAGATGCGTGTATTAAGTTATGTGTTAATAATCCTTCTATACTAAACCCTTTTACCTTTCCTGTTTTTACATAGTCTTTCCAAATCTTAGGGTCAGTTATCTTAAACATTCCCATCCATGCACCATCAGGTATAGCTGATAAACCATAATTATTTGATTTGTCCAACTTACCTTCTTTAATCCAAGATTCAACGAGATGGACACCTTTAATACTCATGTCATGTTCTAATGTTGCTTTATCAGTATACTTTTTCATTAAGTAATTCTGTGCAATCTTCTTTACTGTCTCTTTAGTAAAATAGACATGGTATGGTTGTCCTTCTCCGTCAACTCTTAAAATCTTTTTTTCTGGTAATAATATAGGGCCAATTAACATTTGTTGTTCGTTATCCGTTGCAGCAAACATTACTTCTTCTTTATCAAAGAAAATGAAATCAGATTCAATTGCAGGACTCTCTACTAAAGAGATTGCAAATACTTCATCCTCATTATCTTCTATTTTTAACTCGTATAGCTTCATAGTATAATAACAATAAAATTATTAAAAATGGTTATCCTGCACTAAATGTTGCAGCTCTAGAAGTTCTTCTATCTAATGCCTGTTGTGATGTTACATCTCCACTAACTACATACGCTTTAATAGGTCTTTGTGCCGCAGATATAGTTTCTCCTATTTGTTGTGTTGGGTTCATACCACCTGTTGTTTGTATTTGAGGTGCTGCTGTTGCTACAACCGTAGGTGCGTTTGGTATTGCACCTCCACCTGCACTCTGTGCACTTCCTCCACCACTTCCACCCGATGATTTACTTTTACCTGCTGATAAGATTGCTGCAATTTGTGCTGCTGATGATACACCAACTGCTGCAACCTGTAAACCTGTATTTACTTTTACTGCTGCTTTACCTGCAATACCACCTGCAACTGCTGCTTTACCTGCTGCAATCTCTGCGGCACCTAATGCAAAAGTTACTGGGTTTACTAATTTTGGTATACCTGCTAATATAGCTGCATTACCTGTTGCAATTGCTTTATCGTATTCAAATTGTGCAGCTCTTGCATTTACTAATATTTGTCCGATAGATGATGCAGCATTGATTGCAACCTGTGCAATACCAAATGCTTTTGCCATACTACTACCTTGTTCAAATACATTGATTAAACTTCCAAAGATACCTGCAATATTACTTCCTAAATCAACCCAAGATTGTGATACTGCTTGATTTGTTTTAAATGTAACATCTTGTCTATCTTCCTCTAATTTCTTAATTTTCTCATACTGGTCTAATTGGAATTTAGCATACTCATCTGCTAATTTCTTTTTTTCCTCTGCATCTTTTTCTGCTTGCTCTTTTTCCTTGTCTCTGTATTTTTTATCTATTTCAGCAAGTGCATTGGCCTGTGCTTCTTTTAATTGTGTAGTATCATCACCATATTTAGTTGCAAGGAATAATAAATTAGAATAGTGTTCATTTACTTTATATTCTTCAGCTTCTCTTTCAGAAAGTAATTCTAACATTGCTTCTTTCTGACCATCTAATAATTCTTTTAACTCTGCCTCTCTTTGTTGTTTAGCTTTTTCAGCAGCTTCATCTCTATCTTTTGCTTGCTTATCTAAGTTTTCTTTTTGAGTTTTAGTCATTTTCTTTTGACCTGACTCAAATCTTGTCACTGCTGCATTGTAATTATCATCAAATGAAGTCACACTTGCTTTTGCTTCTTCCCATGCACCTTTAAAATCACCTTTGAATAATTTTACAACTGCTGAACCTAATTTACCAAGAGATTGAAATACTGCAGTCACTGCTGAGTAAACAACTTTAAATGCCTGTGTTACATATGGCATTACATTCTGTGCTAATTCAATAAATCCATCAATAAGGGGTTCTAGTGCACCTAATATTCCATTTAAAGCCTGTTCAAACATAATAAGAATAGGCTCAAACTTTTTCATTGTATCTTCAGACTTAGAAAGAGCTGCAACCAATCCACCTATAAGAGAAACAATCAAACCAATACCTGTTGCTTTCAATGCAGCACCAAATGATTGTGTGGCAACTTTTGCTTTATTTAAAGCACCACCTAACATACCAATAGGGCCACCTGCTGATTCTAAAGTATCAATCCAATCTGCAGCTGCACCTTTTGCTGATTTAAGTTTATCTTCCAAATCATCAATCTCTCCTACTAATCTTTTAAAATCGGCGGAGCCTGCTGCAGTTTCTTTTAATTGCTTCTTTAATGCTTTTAAATCTGCAATTGAACTAGCAGCGTTGGTTTCTACATCAACTTTTACTTTGATTTTCTTTTCTGCCATAATCTGCGTTTAATGTTTTTACCTATATCTCTAAATGTGTAAGGTATTGCATATTTGCCTTTTGCTATATCTGCGTTCTCACTTACTCCGTAAAACTGATTTGTTTGTAATAAATCTATTATATGCTTTATCATATTATAATAACATTAAAACCTTTATAAATAAGTGATGGGGAGAGATATACTTGCTACTTTATCTATTCAGTAGTTAATGTATCAGGAATGATTGGCCCTAATAATTGTAAATTACATTCTCCTGTTTTAAGTGAATAATCATTTATTGCACGAAGATGATAATAGTTTCCTCTAAAATTTACAATATCATTCAGTTCCATTGTAAAATAATCTGCAAGAGGTATAATTGCTGAACAATTTAATAATCTTGTCTTTGGATTATATAGGAGTGAAACATACTTATCCCAATATTCTGAATAAAGAGATGATGAAGGTGCTGCACCATATGATGCCGCTTCATTATTAAATAAAAGTGATTTACTACCATCAGTTGGATAACTGCCTGTTACTACATTATAATTGTCAAAATATGGAAAACTGGTTTGTGTTTTTACAACTCCAGAAGTAGTTAATGACCCACTTTCAATATAATATTCTTCACAATCTACCAATCCATTGTAAAAATAAATGTGTGGCAAAACTCTAGATGGTGCAAATGTTGCATCTGAAATAAATGTTGGTATGTATATTGGTATAATCTGACTCATAATTTATTTTTTAAGGACAACTTCCAATATAAGAAACTGTTCCATCACTTTGAATTGTTATATGATATCTACTTGCACCTGTATTAGGGCCATAAAATTTCCAAACATATCCACCACCATTAAAAGGTGTAATTAAATCAGTATCAATAAATAATTGAGTTATTACACCAACATTACTTTCGGCTGCATATACAGTATTTGGATAATAGTAAGTATTTGAACATGCATAGAATGAAGTTGACCATCCTTGATTACCAACATAGTATACATAATAATTTGGTTCAGGGTTTAATCCTGAAACACTACCTGAAAGACCTGTTCCTGCAATTCTAACTAAAGGGTCAGATGCAAATGTAGTTTTAACATTAAACTCACCTTGTGAATAAAAATTTGTAGTATCTATGTAATATTGTTTACCATATTCTCTATTTGCTTCTTTGGAGAATTGTTGAGAAATATAATCTTGGTCTAAGGTATCACCAAAGTTTAATTTATTTACTGCAAGGTTATTTGCAGGTATTACTTCAATTGTATCGTTTAGATTAATATATTGATTGAAATCTTTTATTTGACCTTTAGTATACCAATCATTAAATGTTTCAATTATAAACTGATTTGGTTTTGTTCTATCTGGATAAATTACTAAATTAAATTTCTTTTGCAATCCTAATATAAAATCAATTTGTTTAATCCCTGATGTTCCAAATGGCATATTAGAAGGTATATCCATAACTCTACCATCTGCTGCCTGTTTTACTTCTTTTATCTGTAAATAAGAACGAGTAGTTCCTTCCGGGTCTAATGTCACCAATGGTAATGAGCCTGTTGCTGAATTAGGAGATTGTCTGATTTGAAAATAATAATTACCAACAGGTATATCATCCATCAAACATTCTGTTTGTAATTCATAGTTTTGATTTATACCACCAGTTCTACTTTGTTGTAGTTGGTCAAAAAAGAATATGTAAGATTGAATTGCACGAAGTGAATGAGGAGTTGAACTACCTGTTTCTAACATTCTCATTTGCCAAGTTCCATTTGCTGAAAGTGTACCTGGCATATTATTCACCGAACAACTTACATTTACATTTATATTTAAAACACCTGATAATCTTGTTTTCTTATCTACTCTGTATGCTCCGTTTGTATAAAAGTTTTGTGGGTCTGATAATTCATTATACCAAGGTAAAGTAACAAAACTACCAGATGCTAGATTAACATCTGTCATACCACTACCACTAATGGCAGCTATTTTTATTTTACCATATGTTTCTAAATTAACATCATCATATTCAGGATATTTTAAAGAATTATTACAAATCATATAAACATCACTAATGAATTCTTGATTCATAAATGATGATGAGTATGTATATCCTGCTTCTGTAAAGATTGCATCTAATACAGGTTTAATACGGATTGCAGGTTTAAAGTTTTGAACACTTAATGCACCATTTTCATCATCCATTCCAAACAACTCATATTCACCTGCTGTAAATTGATATCCTGAACCATAATCTGCAAGTGGGTAAACGATATCTCCATTAAATAAACTACCACTCCAACTTGCTGTAATATTGTTGTAAGATGATGTGTGGTTATATTGAGATAAACTACTTAAATCAGTTAAAAAGTTTCTATTAATATCTCTTGCAAAAGATGAAAGAGAACCAAATATAGTAATCTCATAAGATTCAATAAACTTATTTGCTCTAACATTTACTTTATTTAATTGCAAATATCCATCTATTAAATAAATTGAATCAAAATCAATATAACATGGAACTTTTATATTTGTTGCAAAAAGAAATGGAGAATCAATAGAGATATCATAAACATGCTCAAAGAAAGCATTATTAACTTTTGTTCCAGGTATTGTAATTTGACGAGTAAAGTCTGCAGGTAAAACACCTATATCAAACAATCCTGTCACATTATTAGATAATTTTATATCTTCATCTTGAAATATATCCAGTTGTGTTCCATCTGCAATTAATCTAAATGTAAACGCCTGTGTTGATATAATACCCATTACATTATTAGTTTATATGGTTGACCTAATTGGAATTCAAATTGATATTGAATTAACTTATCTACCACTCCTGTTTTGAATTGTATATTATTTGTTACAATACTGATTGGTTTTAAAGCACCCGTTGATTCATTTGTAATCCAATAAATCTCATCACTAACTAATAGTTGTTTTAAGATATCATTATAAGATTCAGGTAACCAAAAAGTATTTACACTTAAAGTTTGTATATTATCTACAATGTATGCAGTATTTGCTGTATCATAGTTTTGATAAGAAAGTGTAGAACTTTCCCATGTTCCTAATTGTGGTTGATAAGTTTTTCTTTCTGTTTGAAATGATTGTCTATTTATCATATAGAAGTTTAACCAATCAAATTGTCCAAAACGATTTTTCCACTTTATTCTTACATTAGGATACTTTTGCTCACAATCAATATTATATCTTATTGGACTACCTAATGCAGATGCACCATTAAAAGGTTGAACTGTAAAATGAGTTAAACCTGTTGTTGAAATAGGGAATCCACTTTGTGCAGGCCCTATTGGATATTGTTGTATTTGTCCTGAAGAACTTGCATTTGCTGTTAAAGTATAATCAGCAGTTCCTGTATTACCTGTATAAACTATTTTTGTTGGAGTAGTTGCACCAATGTTTCCACCATATACAGATGATAAACCTCTATTATCTATGAATGCAGATTGTGTTGCAGGCCCATCGGTCATTAAAGGCCAATACGGAGTTGTTGTTTGCATTTGTTGTCCAATAGTTTCTTGGAATACACCATACCCATCTACTGCTTTATATGTTGCAGATTTAAGATGAGAGCCAGTTACAAAAGCACTACCTGAAAGATATTGAAAATAAAAATCAACTGCAAAATACATTACATTTGAGCCATTAGCTTGTGCGTAATCTGTAAGTGTTGAATTGATTATTCTATTCAAATCAAATAAACCTACATTTGCAGTGTTTGGATATTTTGCAATAGTATAATCTGATGCGGAGCCTGATGCATTTATTCCACCTTGCCAATAATATAATTCACCTACATATTGAAACGATGATGATGTAATAGTTGCTGTATTACTTTCACTTACTGAAAATATAATTGGTGATTGTGCAAATGAACAACTTGCTGGAGTCTGTAATAATGATAAAGCCATTATGTATATCGTTTAATATAATAACCACCTTTTCAATAAAAGTATGTGATACTAATACTCAGCTTCCATCTTGTCCAATTCTGCTGCTATATTTCCAATTACCATTTTATCAACCATATCCTCATAGTATTGGTTTAACATTGACTCAACAGTCGGGTCATTTAATGCATTATCTGCAAATGGTCTTGCTGCCATTTTATATGTACCATCATTTACATATTGTCCATATTCTGCTCCTTTAGGTGCATAGTCTAATTCAATTTCAAAAGAATAACTATCCTTAGTCTTTATCTCCTTTACCATTTTGTTAGGAGTATTTGCAGACTTAACTTTACGAAGTAAATTACCTGTGTCTATTGCACGGGTAGGTTGTCTTTGTAAGTTTAGTTGTGCTAAAGAACTAATTTGTTTTGCTATGTCTTGTAATGATGGCATTAAAATCTACTTGAAAAGGTAGTATATATTTGATTTAATTCAATACTTGTTAAATCTCTATTATATTGTAAATATCCCATTAAATATCCATTAGCATATCTACCAACTACATCTCTATCATTTCCTATAAATACACTTCCGCTACCGGATGTACCACTTCTATTGAATGATTTACTTTGAGTTGCAATCGCAAATTCATCTAAATATGTAGTAGCAGTTGAATTTGTTCCTGATGAATTTACAACAGTTGCGTATTGATGCCATACATCAATATTATTAGGTGTTAAAGTTGCACCTGAAAATGTATTACTATTACCACCATTATCATATAAAATAGGTGTATACTGTTTAGTTCCTCCTATTGTAGCAGCTTTAATACCATAACTCATAGCAGCATCAGGTAAACCACTATCTACTAAAAATGTTGAATTAAAGTTTTTCCAAATTGTTACAACCGTAGCATTAGGAGTAAAACTTCCTGAATAATTAACATACTGTAATTGTGAACTATCTAATCTAATTATACCCCCATTACTTGCAGAATAAGCAGGTAAACTTGAACCTGTTAATGTACCATTTACTGCATTACCACTTAAATCATATACAATACTTCCTGATGTAGGATATGAATTTGTATTGCCGAAATCATAAATTACAGATGCAGATGCAGGAAAACTACCTGATGGAATTGGTACTGGAGCAATTTCACATTTAGGCCATGCAATAATTACAACACCACTTGTTGCGTCTGTTGCTGGATTACCAGAAAAATTTGCACCTGCTCTACCCCCTGCACCAAATCCTGATGTGCAACTACCATTAGCACCTGAATTAAATGTATTAGGAAATCCTCTTAATACTGCACCACCTCCACCTCCGCCATATGTTAATGAAGTACCTGTAATAGAAAATGATTTTCCATCCCCACCTGCGGTAACACGTGTATTTGAAGTTGGAAAGTTAGCATTGGCTGCAGCAGCTGCTGAACCACCACCACCTGCACCTTGAACATCATATTGTATACCTGCAATTCCATTCAAACAATCACCACCTTCAAATCCTTGACTACCACCTGTTAAACCCGCCACACCACCACCATTACCACCAAATGTTTGTGCAAAAACCAATGGCCTACTAGCTCCACCACCTGATGCACCTGAGTCTGCACCTTGATTACCATAAGGTGCACCACAAGGTCCTGATACATATCCACCTCTTCCACCACCACCTGCCGTTATTTGATTTCCAAATACTGGATAATTATCACCATTTGGTAATTTTATATATGAACTTAACCCACTTCTTCTAGTAGCTTGTGCTGCTGGGCCACCACCTGCACCTACACATATTTCAAAACTACCTGAGTATAATGCAAATGTATCAATATAAACAGTACCTCCTCCACCGCCTCCACCACCTGCAGTGTCCGCAAAAGATGTAGGACATGGGACAGTAGCACCTAAACCACCTGCTCCACCTCCACCAACTAATAAAAGTTTAACCTGTGAAGAATATCCACCAGGTATATTTAATGATGCAATAAAAGAAGATGATACAGATGTTAAATTAGCAGTATTTTCAAATTGTATATATGACCAAGTTATTGATTGTGAAACGAAACTACCAGATGTAATATTTCCACTTCCAGAAATATAACTAACTGATGCAGTAACACATGAACCCTGTGAACTAAAATTAGCAGTAGGTATGTACATAATTAAACCATATTATTTACCGATACACCAAATAATGTAGTTGTATCATATGATTGAAAAGATAATATATCAGTTGCTCCAATTGTTGCACTTGCTATATATGGTGAAGCAATTGGAAATTTAATTACAGATGAATATGTTACACTACTAAATACACCAGAAGATGGTTGAGTTATTCTTAATGATAAAGTTTGACCAGGTTGTATATTTGTTGCGGTTAATCTTATTGTAGATGAGTTTGGTAATGCTAAAGTAAAAAAGTTACCTAAACTACAATCCATACTTGCTGTTGAAGATGTGATTGTTACAGGAATTGTATTACCTCTTACACTACCTGAAAATATTTCATTACCAATAAATGTATTACTTCCGGTTGTTGCATAACTTCCAGTAAATGATTGTAATGAATTTAATCTAGCATCCGTTGATTGTGTATATGAATTAAAAGAAGAAGTAAATAACTTTTGATTTATTTGATTTTGTAAGAACGATGCAGTTTGAGTTAATTCAGCTTGTGTTGCAAAATCAGCTTGTAAACTACTACTAAATGCTTCCAATTGGTCTAATCTTAAATCAACAGATGTACTAAAAGGCCCTTCTAAATAATCCAATCTACTATCTACTGATTGTGATAAAGTAGTTATTGTTCCTGATATAGAAGAACTAATAGAAAAAATAAGACTTTGTACACTTGCAGAATAAGTAGTTACATTACCAATTCCGTTAATTGTAGAAGAACTTATTTCACCTTTAACATTTAAGTTGCCTGTAATACCCATAGAACCGGTCAAAGAACTGCTTCCTGACATTATAATACTTCCGATGAGTGTTTGTGTATCCGAAATCTCATCTCCCAAAATATTAGACCCAGATGAGAATATGACAGAACTACTTTCTATTGTAGTAATTATTTCATATGCGTTAATTGTACCACTTACTGATAAATTATTTGTGATAAACATATTAGATGCAGTGATTGCATTTGATACTACTAAACTACCTGTTAAAGTTGTTGCTCCACTTACTTCTAAATTACCATTTATTCTTACATTATCATTTACAGTTACTTTACCTTCAATGTCAAAAGTACCACTAATAATTAAGTTTCCATCAACATCTAAATTTTGATTAACACTTAAATTTTTATCTACTATTACAGATTGGGAGAAAAACATATCTCCTGATGATGATATTGCAAATCCTGCATTATATCCTAAACCATCTTGAACAGTCACATATCCTGATGTTGGAGATGCACCAACTGGAAAAAATGAACTATCACTCCCTAAATGTAATAGAGATTGATAAGATTGAGAAACATATAAATTACTTAAACTACCCATTTTATTATTATTTTATTTTATTCAAATTGCCACTTTCTAAATGCAACATCTGTTCCTTGTCCCCATTTCTCCGGTGTTGTTGACCACACTTTAGGATTTATCCATAAAATACAATTAGCACAATTAACATAATTTTCGTATGGTAATGGTAAAACTTGTAAATTCACAAAATCAAAATCATCCTCACCTTCAAATGGTTCACCTACTGTGAAACATCTTAATCCTGTATAGTTTTCCAACGATGGTGTCCAAACTGGAAAAGTCTTTGTTGAGAAAACTTGTCCATCTACCACCGGTTGTTGAATTACTGCCTTATATTCACCACCTATTACACACTCATCAATTATATACCCACTCCCCGACGGATTAATTAAAAAAAAAAGACAACGATTTTTATCATTGTGGGTCGTTAACTCAAAGGTTGCAACCCATCCGGCCAATCCATTATTAAATTGGTCAGAGAATGCAGAACAATTTATGTCTCCGTTTATCTCAAATCCAGCAACTCCTCTTTGCGTATAAGAAGTTAAGTCATTTAAGATACCTAATGTATTTGCATGAATGTCTACTACATCATCTACTCCATAAAACGGAACAGTCTGTGCATTAGTTCTATCATCACTATCGTTATTCTTATTTTTAATCTTATCAGCAACCGTCAATTGAATTGTGTAATTAGTTATGTTACTACCAAAATTACTTTCAGTTATTAGGATATTTCCTAATGGATATGATGGAAACTGATTTACATCTATTTTTGTGATATCACCTTGTGTTACTACATTGATAGATGGGTGGTTACTCATTATTGTTTTGAAATAATTCAAAGCATTGTAATAGAGAGTATAGTTTACACCTGTATTATGAACGATTTGTTGAGCCATAGTTATTATAATTGTATACCACCGAAGTATTGATTACTTTGGTCAGGATATATTTGAGTTTGGTTACCAACTGTTTCTAAGTATTGAGGTATGTTATTAGAATATGCAATTAAGTAATTCTGTAATCTCAATGCGTAATAATCTGCATTGTTTAGAGCTTTGTTCAAAAGATAATCAATTTCAGATTTAGCAGGAGCTATACCTTGTTCACTTTGTTGTTTTACTGCTCCATTTGATTTAAATTGAACTGAACTAAATGGAATGTATTCAACACACGCATACCACAATAAAGTATATTTAATATGGTCATCCATTAGGTCTTGATAATAAGAACTTAACGAACCGAATGTGTTTGCAGTGATTTGTGCTTGTAAATAATCAAATAGGACAGTTCCTAATAAATTCTTTAAGTACTTATCTTGTGCAGTTCTACAAAACGGCAATAAAGCATCTGCATCTATTGCACCTTGCAATGGAGAGTTCTTTATAATATCGTTTCTATTTATGAATAATGCGTATGACATATTTTTTATTTATATATTTCGTATTGTGAGTTGTTAACTTCCAACATTGAAAACTTTTCTGTTGGTATTGGTTCTATTGGAGTTTGGTCTGCACTATCTTCTGTTGTTGCAGGATTTTCCATACTATCGTTAGTCTCATCTTCAACCTGTGCAATTGTTTTACCTGTTTCTTCTGCAGTTTGAGAAAGAATTACTAATGGAGTTAATTGTTCAAAGTATAATTCAGTATCATTATATCCACTACAAGTTAATGCGTAATCCAAACTATTTAATATAATGTTTTGGAAAGGTGCAATAGTCATTGTTTGTAAGATACTAAATGCAGTTTTCATTTCCTCTGATTGTGAACTAAAACCATTGTTCTTTGTTCTAATACCAAACAATAAAGGAGAAGTTACTCTATGTGCAACTAATATTCTATCTTGTGTATATTCTGCAACATAGTCGTATTTCTCATGTAAGTTTGTGATATCAATTACATCAATTGTAGGTTTAGTAGCAGGGTCATCGTTAAATGATAACATAAATCTACCTGC